TAAGACCAGCGGTCAGACCGCTGATACGATTACAGCGGCTAACGTGCAGAATATGTGGTCTCGCATGCCTGGCAGAAACAGAGCAAACGCAGTTTGGCTTATTAACCAGGACGCAGAGCCATCGCTAGCGGCGGCCACTGTAGGAGATACGCCTGTGTATCTGCCACCACTTGGGCTAACAGATACTCCGTATAGTAGGCTATTTAATAGACCAGTGTTGCCAGTAGAGTACTGTGCTACCCTGGGAGACGTTAACGACATACTCCTTGTAGATTTATCGCAGTACCAGATGATTGACAAGGGTGGCGTTCGTACCGATTCTTCGATTCATGTAAGATTCCTTTACGACGAATCGACTTTTAGATGGCTTTATCGTTGCGACGGCCAAAGCATGTGGTCAAGTGCAATCACCCCGTTCAAGGGTAGTAGCACGACTAGCCCATTCATAACATTAGCGGCGAGGGCTTAATCATGGCTAGACAATTTAGTATAGGTGAAGGTGAGGGGCATTTTGTACTTGGGACGGCTCCAGTGGATATCGATGCTGGTGCCCAAACTAGTGATGCCTTTTCGATGGAAAACTGGTCGCATGCGACTATTATTATTACCCTGGGAGTAACAGGGGCCGCCTCGACAGTAACTCTCAAGGAGAATACCGCCGCTGACGGCTCAGGTGCCACCGCCATAGCCTTTAATTATTACGGAGAGGCTACGGCGGGTGGTGATACTCTCGGTGCGAGAACTAGTGCCACTTCATCTGGGTTTGCTACGGCTACTACAGATGGAATTTTTTATGTTATTGAGCTATCCGCAGAAGAGCTTAGTGACGGATACCCTTGGGTAACTGTACACATGAGCGATCCAGGTGCGGCAACTTTTGGTAGCATAAATGTGGTACTCAGCGGAGGGCGTTACCAAGAAGTTGAAGGAGCGACAGTGATTGCATAGCAATTTATAGTCGTTTTTTTGGGGCCAGGGGAGACTCTTCCTCCCTCCCTTGGCCCCAGTTTACACTTAACTGCGTAGGTGGTTTATGGGAATAGTAATTAAACGAATCGACGGGCCACAAAAGGGCCAAGTATATGTCGAACGAGACGATATTGCACAAAACCTAATAGACGTAGGTTCGGCTATAGAGGTATCGCCCGAATTGCTGGAAAGGGCTACCGCCCAACCAGTGGAGACCCCAGAAATTGTAGGGCTAGACACTGACGCTCTAAAAAAGGCCACAGTGACAGAGTTGCGGGCAGAAGCCAAGCGGCGGAAGGTAAAAGTCAAGGGCACGGGCAATAACAACAAGGCGACGAAAGCGGATTTGGTAAAGGCCCTGAGCTAAAATGCACAGAAAAATTCCCGCCACGCCCTGGAACCGCTTAAAGACCACAACGGCGGCAGTCAGTGCCCCGTGTAGCTTGGATAGGGTAAAGCGAAATCTGGGACTAGACACTGTCACCGATTACGATACTACGTTGCAAGAGTTGATTCTTAGTGCAAGCCAAGCGGTGCAAAACGACTTGGGCAGATGCTTAACTACGACTAGCTACACATTGTATCTGGACAAGTGGCCAGGCAGAGAAATACAGTTGCCCTATCCGCCACTAATTAGCGTGACTAGCGTAAAATACTACGGCGATAGCACTGAGACATTGGACACCTTCAGTTCGGGTAGCTACACAGTTAGCACGGCGGGAGATCCTGGAGTTATTTGGCTCAACGAAGATAAGGACTGGCCCGATCTCATGGATAGACCACAGCCTATAGAAATATTGTTCACAGCGGGCTACGGGGCAAATACCGACGACGTGCCAGACACAATACAAACAGCAGTAGCGATGACTGCGTGTTACTGGTTCGACCAACCTATTCCAGTAATTACAGGCACTATAGCCACCGAATTACCCCTGGGAGTTTCCAGGCTAATAGATTCGGAAAGATTTACGAGGTACTAGCCAAATGGCCAAGGCGATGCGGCTACGCAATAAGCTGATGTTTCAATACGATTCGAGAAGCAAGGATACCGATGGATTCGAGACTCAAAGCTGGAGCGACAAGGGGTACAGGTTCTGCGAAGTTGTGCCCATGCAGGGCCGAGAATATTGGGATGCTCACGCAGTGCTTGGCTCGCAGGGCGTAAAGGTGCGGTGTAGATACGACCATGTGCTAAAAGACGTGGAACCCGACCGCTGGCGTATAAAAAACAAGAGCACAGTGTATAGCATACAGAGCATGATTAATGTAGACATGAAAAACAAGTGGCTAGAGTTTGTCTGTACTACGGGCACAGGAGTGCTAGATTAATGGCGTTGTTAGGCGGGGGGCGCAATGCAGGGTTGCACCTAGAGGGCCACGTTGCCTTGCAAAAGCAACTAAAGGCGTTATCTCAGCCAATGCAGAAACAGGCTTTGGAGTATGCTGTATTGCAAGGGGCTAATATAATTAAAAACGAAGCAAGCCAGCGGGCACCAACAGGCCCACGGGGTGGCCAACGGCTACGCAGAAGCATAAGTGCGGAAAAGAAAAAGGTACTGCAAAAGGGCGTGGCTCGTGCCGCCGTGAGCTGGAGGCTTGATGCTTTTTGGGGTTTGTTTATCGAAAGAGGCACTAAGGAAAGATTCCGCAAAAGCTGGAGGTATAAACCGCTAAAAACTGGGCCAGTTACTACAGGCGTTATGCCAACTCGGCCATTCTTGGAGCCAGCTTATGACGCCAAAAAAGGTGCGGCAGTGGCAGAAATCAAAAAAGAATTGTGGGCTTTGGTTAAAAAAATAGCAAAGCGGAGCAAGAACATTGGCTAATCAGATAGAGGATGTGGTATATTCTAGGTTGCAAGCAGTGTCGGGAGTGACCGACTTGGTAAGCACTAGATGCTACCCAGTACGGCGGCCAGCGGATGCGGATTTGCCATTGATTGTATACGAGCGGATTAGCGAGACAACGGGTTGGGCTATGGGTGCCGACCCTGGCGTGGTAATCAGTAGGTTTAGATTTTCTTGCCAGGCAAACACGCCTGAAAATGCTAGGCTATTGGCCGCACAGGTAAAATCGGCTATAGGTTATTATGCCTCGAGTAGCACGACGCCAAAGGTGGACGGCTGTTTGCCAGCGGGGGCATCGGAAGAATACGATTTTGGGGCTGATTTATATACAGTAGAAAAAGACTTTTTCATTAGCTATAAGGAATAAAGATGGCCAGTTTTGTGCAGACAGACGTGGGATTGTATTGGGGGGCTTACAGCCTGGCCAGCAATTTCAACGCAGTAGCTTTGAATTTAACGAATGGGACTGTAGAGGACACGACTTACGGCGATACATTCGTGAGCCATGCTGGGGGGCTGTCCAGTGTCCAGGTAGAAGGCGAAGGGTATTGGGATAGCACGAATGACTCGGTATTGGAAACGAGCCTCGGCGTTGAAGATACAGTTATGACAGTTACCCCAGTGGACCAAGTGGCGGCCTCTCCAGCTATCTTTACTAATTTAACGACTAGCGAATACGCTCCTTTCACAACGGGCACAGTTGGCGAAATGCTCGCTTTCCGTGTATCGGGCGAGGGCAGGGGTTCGGAAGTTGTTAACGGCACCATATTTATATCGCCAAGCACAACCAGGGACGATAGCGTAAATTCAGCCGTGCAGAACTTGGGTGCGGTGAGTGCTACGCAATCGGTTTATAGTGCTTTGCATGTTGTGACTGTGGCTGGCTCATCGCCAACCTTAGACGTAGTAGTAAAATCCTCGGCCTCCAGTGGGTTTGGCAGTAGCACTAGCCGTATAACGCACACACAGGCCACAGGGGTAACCTCGGAGCTAAAGAGTACAGCAGGGGCCATCACCGATGCGTATTGGCGTGTAGACTGTACAATCGGCGGCACATCCGAAGAGTTTGACTTTATTGTTAGCGTTGGGATTAAATAATAGGAGAAATTTAGATGGCTAGTTTTGTAATGAATGACGCTGAGGTATATATAAATAGCGTAGACCTTAGTGTGCATGTAAAATCAGTAACCTTAGACACTGGGGTTAACCTTCAAGATGACACTGCGATGGGGGATACCTTCCAATCCAACGCCGCTGGCTTGCGTACATGGTCAATGACTGTAGAGTTTTTGCAAGACTATGCGGCTAGCAAGGTGGACGCAACCATGAATGGGCTGTTAGATGTTGGCGATACTGTGGCTGTAAGTGTTAAACCAGTACAATCGACTTCCACATCTGCGACCAACCCGAAGTACAACGGAACTGCGGTCTGCGAGAGCTACAATCCCATAGGGGGTTCCGTAGGAGACCAGGCAATGGCCACAGCCAGCTTTGTATCTGCTTCGGCACTAACAAGGTCGACCAGCTAATGCCTAAAAAGAAAAAAAGCACTAAGAAAAAAAGTAAGGGCATGAAAAAGGGGTATTAAGTACAACCATAAAACGGGGAAAGTATGGTATGAAAGCATTAACGAAAGACGCAATATTAAAGGCCGAAGACTTAAAAACGGCAGAAGTAGAGGTGCCCGAGTGGGGTGGCGTAGTTTTGTTGCGGGAATTAAAGGGTAGCGAACGGGACGCATTTGAAGAAGGTAGCTTGGACAAGAAAAGGAATGTGACCATGGCTAACATGCGGGCACGTTTGGTGGCCTTTAGTGCAGTGGACAAGGACGGCAAAAGGTTGTTTAACCAGGGCGATGTAAATGCCTTGGGGGCCAAAAGTGCCACAGCCCTTAATCGTTGCTTCGAGGTTGCTTGTAAATTGTCGGGCATAACCGACGATGACGTAGAGGAGTTAGCAAAAAACTAAAGGCAAACCCAAAGCGCAGGGCTTGGTTTACGTTGGCCGAGCTTTTGGGATGCCCTGTTGGGGAACTGCAAAAAAGAATGTCGAGTAGCGAATACTCGGAGTGGATTGCATTGTTTAATATAAAAGCGGTAGAACAAGAAGAGGCCGAAATGAAAGCTAGGGTGCAAGCAAGAATGGCTAGCAAATGACGCTATCGAAACTGCAAGTAGTTCTGGACGCCACTACGAGTGCTTTTAACCGCAAGATGGAAAAAGCTAAAGTGCGTGTGGCCAACTTTAATGCGTCGGTCGTAGCTGGTGCAAAAAGAGTAGCCAAATTCACGAAATCTTTGGTAGCAGTAGTAGCAGTGGCGGGAGGCTTGATAGCCGTATTAACAGCTATAGGCAAAAAGTTTTTCGATGTGACGGCAGGGCTAATAGAGATCCAGTCTAAATTCGACACAGTCTTTGGGCCAGAGGGTGCAAAAACAGTGTCAGAATTCTTAGACACTTTTGCGGGCAGTGTGGGATTGACAGTGTCGGAAGGGCAAGCATTGGTAGCGATAACAGCACAGATTGCACAGGGTATGGGCATGGCACAGGCCAAGAGTGCGGGGTTCGCAATGGATGTGGCCAAGCTGGCTGGAGACATGGGGTCGTTCAACGACTTGCCTACAGAAGAAGTAATTAGGGCGATCAATAGTGCACTCACGGGAGAGCGAGAAGCATTAAAACGCATGGCCATAGATATTAAAGAAGCGGAAGTGCAAAAGCTGGCATTCGCACAAACAAGCAAAGAAGTGGCCGCCAACTTAACACAAGAAGAAAAGGCACTGGCAACCTTAACCCTAATACAAAGAAAAGCGGGGGTGGCGGTTGGTGACGTAGCCAGAACCTACGACAGTTTGGCCAACCGAGCAAAAAGAATAAAAGCAATTTTCGGGGAACTGAAAAACACTATAGCCAAGGCGTTGACGCCAGCATTTGAACACATTTTAGGGGTAATAGAAGCCGACGCACTCGAGCATTTTGGCTCATTAATGGAAACCATAAAAGATAATACTGCCGCCATTAGCCAGTTCGGGATAGCGATTTTCGAGTGGGGCAAGCTGGCCGTCTTGGTGTTGGCCGCTCCATTTAGGATTGTGTTTAACTTATTTCAAATGGTTTTGAATTTGACACAAGCAGTAACTAGCCTGATTAGGCTGGACTGGGACGGGCTAAAAGCTAGTGTGACCAATGTGTTTAAAAACTTCGAAGAAGGGCTGTTCGGAGTGACGGATGTGTTGGACCAGATGGGGCCAGTTGTAGGCGAGACCTATAAAATGTTGACGGGCGACTTTGTAGACTCAGAGGCACAGGCGTTAAAACTGCAAAACAGTGTGCAAGAATTAGCCGACGCACAGCAAGACGCCCAAAAGGCCATAGCGGATACTGCCGCAAAGGCCACGCAACGGGTTGAGACGCTACTAATGAAAGTAGATGCTATGGCCAACAATTTTGCGAACAACTTTATAAACCGAATGATTTCGGCGGCACAGGGTGGCCAAAATGCGTTCGATGGCTTTTTCCAATACATGCGACAACAGATTATAGAATTGTCGATGCGGTTTGCTATGAATAAAACTCTGTCGAGTATGTTCCCGAACTCAGAGTTCATTGCTGGTATTACCAACAAGCCGACAGCCGCAACATTAAGCAATTCAGGAGCAAAGAACCCAGATGGCACCTCTATAATGCACCCGCTAGGTGGCCTCTTGCCCCAAGTGGGCGGCGGTGGTGGCGGTGGCGGTAGGGGTGGCACCACAGTAGTAAACCAGACTGTCAGCCTAAATGTTTCGGCTATGGACGGCAGAGATGCCGCTAGGTTTTTGCAAGAAAACAAAGGGGTGATAGCAGACGTAGTGGCACAAGCCACCAGGGATAGCACGGGCTATCGTGCACAATTAATAGGCGGAGGCGTATAAATGGCGGCGTTCCCACGCACAGTGCCTCCACAGACTGTTTCGTACCCACAAAACATAGGCTCGCTGGTTAGCGTTGGGCAATCTGGAGCATTGCAAACCAGGGCCATACAAGCACAGGGCTATATCTGGCAAGAAACGTGGGGGCCATTGCTGGCAAGCAACGAGGACGCACAAGAGCTATTTACTACTGTGGCCAGCCTATATAACACAGGGGGCACATGCACGTTGACGCATTACTTATTGCCAGGCAGTGGCAAGGCGGCCAATGGTGGCGGGGGTGGCACTCCGCTGATAGATGGTGCTAGTCAAGCGGGCACTTCGATAACCACCGACGGATGGACAGCGGCGGCGGCCAACAGAATGAAGGCTGGAGACTGTTTTACTATAGCGGGGCTGACGCCGTTATTTAGGGCCGTTAGCGACGTTGCAAGCGATGGGAGTGGCGATGCCACGATAACCATTACTCCGCCTATTATAAGCGGTAATTCGCCCGCAGATGATGCCGCATTAACAATAGCATCCGCTAACTTGACTGCTATTGTGTTGGACTACAGCCAGGCGAGTGCTGGCCCCGACGAATATATAGGGGGATTTACAGTAACATTCCAAGAGGCTCCATAAATGGCGGTTCGCCCAGCTTTGTCGAGTGCGATGGTAACGGCCATATCGGCCAAGACTGGCTATAGCGATATCTGGCTTATAGAGATTTTGGGCAGTAGCAATACCCTTAGATATACGACTATGCCCAACGATGTTAGCTACGATAGCAAAACCTGGACAGGGATTGGCGGCTTAATAGAGATAGAGGCACCGCCAGAAACAACAGACCCAGCGGGCCAATCGTGTAGGCTAAATTTCAGCGGCGTAGAGCAATCAATAATAGCAGAGGTGTTGACCAATAATGTTAGGGGCAGGACTTGCAATGTGTATTGGGGCCAGGTGGCCAACTCGGATGGCGTAGTACAGGTGGACCCGCTTTTAATTTTTAGCGGTATGATGAACACCCGTTGGGAGGTACAGGAAACGCCTAGCGAGGTTGGCACCAGGGGAACAGTAAGGGTGGGCACCACTATAGTTAGCGATATGTCTCGCTATCAGTATAGCAGGGGCATTTATACCAACCAGTGGAGTTTACGCAACATGCAGAAACGTGCGTACAACAAGCTAACGCTAGAGGCCAACCCGATAACCACGGCAAGCGGGTCGACTACGATTACTGTAGCTTGCACGGCACAGCCACAACGTGTGGGCGTGGGAGACCAGGTGACGCTATCTGGTGCTACCGCTACGGGTGGCATATCGGCGGCACGATTAAACGTGCAAATGACTGTGGTAAGTGTGCCCGATCATCACAGCTTTACAGCCACGCTAGGCGGTGCCAATGCTACGAGCAGTGCTACGGGCGGAGGCAGTTCTGTGGTTGCTGTGTACGGCCACGATATTTCAGCTATCGTAAACTTGCCCGACTTGTTCTTTAACACGCTACCCGACTTAGTCAATCAGCCTATTTTCTGGGGCAGACAAGGTGCGTCGGTTAACAGGACTGCAAATGCGGGCCATCAAAGTCCTGGGGACTTGGCGGCACTATGAGTTTAAGTGGAATAGAAAAGATTGGGCTAACTATAGTTGGCACTATTGCTGGCTTTGTCACTGGTGGGCCGACTGGGGCGGCTTGGGGATTTAATATTGCCCAAGGCGTTATCGAATACGATTCCTACAGACTGCAAAAAAAAATGCAGAGCCAAAGCACTGCAAGCAAGCAACAGGGCATACAAACCAACGTCACTAGCACTGCTGGCTCTATGCCAATTATATACGGGGAAACCAAGGTTGGCGTGAAGATTGTAGACATACGCCAAGACCCTAGCGACGTAGATATCTTGGCTATTGTGGGAGCCTTTGCAGTGGCACCAGACGGGGGCAATGCGACAGCCCAGCAGGGAATACAAGGCGTTGCCAGGGTGTACTTTGACGAAAAGCTGGCGATAAGCGGGCCAACAATAGGGGCAAACGATGCCAGCGACAACCCCAGAAGCGACGGAGTGCAAAGCTGGCTAGGCACGGCGGGCGGCACGTTTGGGACAAACCTTTGGTGCGAGTACATGATACACGACGGGGACGATAGCCAGACATACGACTATAAACTGAACGACACTTTCAGTAGTGGCGGGACTGCGTCTGGGGCGTGGGGCACACAAACCAGGGGCACAGGCATAGCCTATATAGTACTGTGGTTGCACTACAAAGACGACGTGTTTGTGAATGGAATACCGCAAGTGACCCTGAGAGTGCAGGGCAACAAGGTGGCCGATTGTGAAGACTTGACGGCCGATGTGGCCTATAGCACCAACCCTGCGAATTGTATCTACGATTTCATGACTAGCAAACGCTATGGAATGGGCATTCCACGCTATATGATGGATGCTGGCACCTCGAGCAGTAGCTTTGGGGTGGCCAAAGATCATTGCGACGAGTCTGTTACTGTGTCTGGCCCAGGGGATTTGACCAATCGCTACACTTGCAATGGCTTTTTGGACAGCAGTGCATCGCCGATGGAAAACTTGCAACAGCTTTTGACCAGTTGCCAAGGCCGTATCGTGTTTAGCGATGGCAAGTACAGGCTAATCCAGCGCAAAACAACGTCGGCGGAAACTTTCGAGCTAAACACGGATAACATTGTAGGCCAATGGTCTTTTGCCAGGGCTGGCGTAGAAGACACGGCTAACATTGTGAACGCTAAATTTGTAGACTTGGCACAAAACTATCAGCCGATGGATATAACTTGGCCACAGCCAGACAACGATAATGCATATTTGACGCTAGATGCGGGCTTCAAAAACGAATTAAATATAGACCTTCCGTTTACGACAGACGCATATATGGCTCACATGATAGCGGCACAAACCATGCTGGAAACCAGAGCAGATATCACCTGTACTGTTGTGTGCCAACGTGAGGCGTTAAAATTAGAGGTAGGACAGGTAGTAAACGTGAACCATCCGACGCCAAATTTTACAGACAAAACATTTTGGGTTGAGCAAATAAGGGTGCGCCCCGATGGTTTGGTGCAATTAGCGTTGAAAGAGTATGTGGCGGCAACGTATACAGTACCCGTGGCCGAGTTAAAAGTGGCGATGGTTACACACGATACTCCTGGGCGGTACCAAGACGATGTAGACCCAGACCCACAAAGTTAACCGAGGAGCAGTAAATGGCAGACAAGAAAAAGCTATTTGTGAGCAAAGAAAACTATGAAACGTGCTACCGAATTTTAATAACAAGCCAAGTAGAATCGGTGGCAGAGCAAAGGAATTTAAACGACGTGCTTAATGTGTTTGAAAAAGCGGGCCAGGTGGTAGGAGATGAGGTGCCTGGCTTGCCACGCATGTATAGCATAGCAGAGCCAACGACAATGCACTTGGATGCTGTGCAAGCAAGGACACTAAAACAGCACGTCGACAAAGGTATAAACAGATTTCAGACGTGGGCAGTGCGAGGGCTACCCGATTTGATGGACGCATTATAGGGAAAACAACATGGGCTATGTAGCAAGAGCAGAAAATATAGAAGTTCCGTGCTATAGCGACTGGGAAATAACTCTAACCTGGTACACGTCGACTGCGAAATCAGCGACTGTCGATTTGACTAATTACACCGCCCGTCTGGACATACGCCGCAAGGTATCCGATAGCACTGCCTTGGCAACGCTAACAAATTCGAGCGGTATCACGCTGGGGGGAGCGGCGGGCACCATAGTCATAGCTCTTACCGACACTCAGACGGCGGCGATAACTCCAGGCCCAGCGGTGTACGACTTAGAAATGATCGATGGATCGGGCAAAATTCGGCGGCTTATAGAAGGAAGCCTTACGTTCACCGCATCTGTGACTAGGAATTAGTATGGCAGACCCACAAGTAATAGAGATCGTAGTAGACGGGGCAGGGATAGCCGAGGTTAACGACAGTAGCCAGACAATTACTTTGGCGGCTGGTGGCCGTGATGCGGGCAGTATACAGGGCAGAACAATAGAAACGGGAACGCCAGCAGACCAAGAAGTGTTGACGTGGTCGGCGAGTGCTAGCGAGTGGATATACCAGACCATAATCGAGAATTTGGACGATAGGGTTGCGGCTTTAATACAAGACAGTAGCGGGGACGGGCTGACCTGGACATATTCGGACGGCGGGGGCACGCTAACCCCAGTGCTAGCGATTAAAAATGCGGACGTGCATGCGAGTGCGGCCATAGCAGTTAGCAAGCTAGCGTCATCGGCGGTAAGCTATGGGGGCGTGAGTGTGACCCTTGGCGCAAGCGATGCGACTCCTGCATTCGACTTGAGCGATGCCGATTCGTATCCAGGTGACAGCTCGCTAGTGACAAGCGGGGCGATAGACAGTGGAAGCATAACCAGCGGATTCGGCACGATTAATAATGGCTCTAGCACTATTACCACTACGGGTGCGATTAGCGGAGGGGCCAGTATCTTTACACAGGTAGACATTACCGCTGAAGGCGATTTAAGGCTACAGGACGCATCGGGCGGCCAGTACGTTGGCCTGGATGCACCCGCTACAGTTAGCACTAGCTACACACTAACTTTTCCAGCGGCTGTAGGTGCGGCCAATCAGGTGCTCAGTTTAAGTAGTACCGACGGGACACTGGCTTGGTCTACCCCCGAAGTGGGTGACATAACCAGCATAGTGACCGCTAGCAATTCGGGATTAGCTGGAGGTGCGACAAGCGGGGTTGCCACGCTAACAGCCGACCTCAACAACCTAACCGATGCCGCCGTTGCCGTAGCCAGCGATAGCATAGCCATAGTAGATGCCAGCGATAGCAACGGCACCAGGAAGGAAAGTATCGCAGACGTTATGACTGCCGTAGCTGGCACGGGGTTATCTGCCAGCAGTGGGGTGTTAAATGTAGACGCCTCGCAAACCCAAATCACCGCCGTGGGAACTATCGGGACTGGAACCTGGCAGGGGACAGAAGTGGGACTAGGGTACGGCGGGACAGAATTGGTAGGCGAAACCGACGGGAAAATAGTTGTAGCCGACGGCAGTGGTGCCCCAGTGCATTTAGATATTGGATCGAGCACAGCGATTACCATACTGGGGACTGTTGCGACGGGAGTGTGGCAGGGGACTAGCATCGGAACTGGATACACCGACGCCAAGGTGACTAGCGTAGTGGCTGGAACGGCGATAGATGTATCGGGCACGACGGGTGACGTGACAGTGAATGTAGATTTGAGCGAGCTAGCGACTAGCACAACCGACGGAGACGGGGATTATTTTGTAGTAGTAGACGCCTCGAATGTCAGCCGCAAGCTAACAAAGGGCAACATCTCGCTAGCTGGTTTTACGGGCACTGCGGCAACTGCAACAACGGCTTCGGTAGCAACGACCGTCACGATAACAGACAACGAGTCGACAAACGAAAATAACGGATTGGTTTTCACATCTGGCGGCACGCTAACAGGCAACCTGGGGCTAGAAAGCGATGGGACAGTGACATACAACCCATCCACTGGAAAAATTACCGCTACGGGCTTTATTGGTGCCTTGACGGGCGATGCTAGCGGAAACGCCGCAACCGCCACTCAACTAGAAACCGCTAGAACTATCGGCGGAACCAGTTTTAACGGCACTGCCAACATTGTGCCAGGAACGATAACAGTCGCAGACACGACCGATTCCAGTTGCTCGGTTGGGCTGTGGGAATCTGCTACTGGCGATTTGGCCCCAAAAACCGACGGCGGCCTTACATACAACGCATCTACTGGGGTGCTATCCAGCACATTCGCTGGAAATATAACTGGAAACGTGACTGGGAATACTAGCGGTTCATCGGGATCAA